CTATTGAAGCCGCAATGAAATTAGATTTACCTATTACTGTTGCTGGTCCTGAAAATAACAGAATATTCTTTGAACATCACAATGACTTATTAAATTACGATAAGTTAACTCTAATGTTTTCAAACCCAAACGAGGAACAGATATTAGAACTATATAAAAGTCATTCAATATTCTTACATCCTTCTATGTTAGAAGCCGGACACCCAAACCTAACATTATTAGAAGCGGTGTCTTGTAATATGCCAGTTGTTGGTACTTATTTAGGTTCTCAAAAAATAGAGGGTATGGTTGTGGTTGAAAGAGATGTAAATCAAATAGTTAGTGGTATTAAACAAGTAATAGACAACTATGATTTATATTTAAATAACACTGAAATAGATAGACAAAAATACGATTGGAGTGTTATTACCAAAAGAATGGTTAGAATTTATGAAGACCTTATTAACAGTAGAAAAAATTTGAATAGTCTTGAGACAAAGCAAAGATTTGATAAAGTATTTGAAAATACTGAAATAAAACCAAAAGAAATGGTTGAAAAAATTGAGATAATTAATCACTACATCAACGGAGCGTTGGTGGAGATTAAAGGTAATAGTGATAAACGATATTTGGTTGAGTTTTGGAACCAGAATGGTATGTGTGAATATCGTGAGGAGATTGGTTGTAATATGTGGGTCAGATTAAGTAAGAAGTATTTTGATGAATATACTTTAAAAATTTATTCTGAAGGTAATTTAATTAGTCAGAAAAAATATAATGCTGAAAATCAAAGAGTTTATATTGCTTTAGATTCTAAATCTTTAGGTGATACTTTTGCATGGGTACCATACGCTGAGGAATTCAGAAAGAAACACAATTGTAAGGTTATTTGTTCAACATTCTTTAATGATTTATTTGTGAAACAATATCCTGAAATACAATTTGTGTCACCTGGTAGTACGGTTCATAATCTATATGCTATGTATGAAATAGGTTGGTTCTATGATGGGGATAATGTTAAAACGGATAGACACCCAAGTGATTTTAAATTAGGTCCATTACAAAAAACCGCAACAGACATTTTAGGTTTAGAATATAAAGAAGTTAAACCTTTAATTAAAAATCCTAATAAGTTAAAGAAAAAACGAGTTGGTCTTGGTATCCATTCAACGGCTCAATCAAAATACTGGAATAATCCAAATGGATGGCAAGAGATTACTGATTATCTTATATCTCTTGGTTATGAAGTTATTATATATTCTAAAGAAGAAGATGGGTATATGGGTAATTATTATCCTAAAGGTGCTAAACAAAACCCATCAGGGTCAATCTATAAATTGATAGAAGAATTATCTACTTGTGAGTTCTTTATAGGTATATCAAGTGGTATTTCATGGGTAACTTGGGCATTAGATATCCCAACAGTATTGATTTCAGGATTTACTGAAGAGTTTAACGAACCTTATGAAAATGTTTATAAGGTCAGTGCACCTGAAAACACTTGTAGAGGATGTGCAAATAAGTTTAGATTAGACCCAGGCGATTGGAATTGGTGTCCTATAAATAAGGGAAATGAAAAGATGTTTGAATGCTCTAAGAAGATAACATCAGATATGGTAAAAGATAAAATTATTGAATTACTTGGTAAGTAATTCAATAATATCTCTTACAAATTCAACTATACCGTATATAGTGAATGAGAAAACTAATATTCCTATAAAAACTTGAGGAACAATACTTTGTTTCATTTTGTCACATTTAGTGCATTTTTTTTCTTCCATACTACAATCTTAAAAGGATATTTAATCTAAGTAAACAATTGGAATACTTTCTGAAATAGATTCCATGAAAACTTTTGGAGATTCGGGACCTTTAAACTTTCTAAGCATTTTACCATCTTTAGAAAATGCGGAAGTAAAGATAAAATAAGTCTCACCAATTTCACGAGCTAAACCTATTTCTATATAGTCAAAATCTTCTTCTCTTGGATTATCAGAAAACTGTTTAACAAATATTATTTTTTGTTCTGGAATAAATTTGTCATTGGAAGGTGGACCGTACAACTCATAAAAATGATGTTTAATCTTTTCATAGTTATCATCAAAAAAAGTAACTATCATATCATTTGGGACACCAACTCTGATTACGTAACTAAGATTATTAATATTTCTATCCTTATCTTTTAAATAAAAATCCGCAATTTTATCAAAATTGAATTGCCCATATCTTTCTTCCCATTGGTGATATGATGCAAATAATCTAACTCTTTTATCTTCAATAACATCGGCAAATAAAAGAATAGGTCTTCTCCCACTTTCTAATAGTATTTGTTTAATGGTATTTAAAAGCTTCATATAAGATAAATATAGAAAAAAATAAAAGGGAACCATTTCTGATTCCCTTTCTTTGACCTGGGGGTCGGGTCTTTTGAACCTGTGTCTACTTACGCTAAACACCCAACGGTAAGTTTTTTTGTGGAGAGCTTACTTCCTTAATTCTTTTACAAATATATATCTAAAAATTGGAACAAAAAAATAAAATTTAAACTTTTTTCGATATATCTTTGTCGTATGAAACAGGAAACACTACCACTTAATCTTCGTCATGTTGCTCAAATTGTGAGACGAAATATGATTACAAAAGTCGTACCGTCAGGTAAGGTTTATTCCCGTAAGAAAGGTAAAAAGGTTGATATCTACCAAGATTAGAATTATATTTTACGAAAAAAGTATGCTAAGTTATATTGGTGGTAAGAGTAAGATAGGTAAATGGATTGTCCCATTTTATCCGACAGATATGGAAACGTATGTTGAAACGTTTGGTGGTATGTTTTGGTGTTTCTTCAATATGGATTTGAAACTATATCCTAATTTGAAAAGAGTTGTTTATAACGACTTCAATCCTTTGAACTATAATTTGTTTATGTGTCTTCAGGACCCTAAGACTTTGTTATCTGCTATTAATAACATTCCTTGTCAACAACAAGGTGTGGAGGTAACACCACCAATTTATAAAGAACAATTTAATGAGTTTCAAAAGGAAATTTTCTCTCATGGTTTAACAATTAACTATCCTGATTATGGTGTTGCTGCGAAGTATGCTTATGTTCTAACACAGGTTTTCAGTGGTTCAAAACCTGAGACATCAAGTTTTATTGATTTGAAGGGGAAGTATAAGTCAAAATACCTTACCTTTAGAGATAAATTATCTAAACCTGAGTGGGTAGAACATTTCAATAAAATATCAGAGTTTAGATTGGGTGATTTTGAAGATGTTATTAAAGAGTTTGATAGTCCAACAACATACTTTTATGTTGACCCACCGTACTGGAAAACCGAGAACTATTACTCAAACCACGATTTTGATAGGGAAGACCACGAAAGATTAGCTGATTGTTTGAAAGGTATTAAAGGTAAGTTTAGTTTATCTTACTACGATTTTCAATTGTTGAATGAGTGGTTCCCAAAGGAGGAATACAAATGGGAGAAGAAAGAATTTGCTAAAGCGGCGGCAGCAAAAAAAGGAAAGGCACAAAATATGGGTGAAGAACTATTAATTATGAATTATTGATATATTTATATAAAAACTTTAGAAATGAAATTTACTAATATCTTAACAAACATTATTTTAGAAGATTCAAGATTTAACCTTCTATATGATAAATTAGTTGACAAGGGTGGTAGAAAACCTGAACCAGGTAAAATCCCTTTTGAAACATTGAGAACTATTATCTTTGCTGACCCTACAACAAGAGCTCCGCAAAGTTTACTTCAAAATATTGATAGTCTAACGCCTGAACAAATGGAAATTGTTAAGGTTGGTAAGTATACTAACTGGATATTAAAGAATTTCTTAAAACCATCATTTAGTGATGAAAGAGCGGATGTTGAAGTTGGTTCACCTGAATATAAGCAATTAGTTAAAAGATATCGTGATTTATATCTTGAGGATTTATACAAGGTTACTGACGACTTAAAGAAATTTGAGAGATTCAAAGGTCAATTAGAAGCTGACAAAAGAGATATTAATAAATTGACTGTTGATACATTATTTGATGCGGTTAAGGACTTTAAGTTAGAAAAAACAAAAGGGACAAAACAAGAAAAAGAAGAAGCTAAATCAACTTACCAATACCCTGGTTCAACGATTGCATTTAAAGGACCAAACTGGACTGTAGTTAAGATTGAAGACCAAACTGAACTTGGTAAAAACGCGGCTTGTTTCTTTGGTGGATATCACGAACCTGACATGGGTGAAACAAGATGGTGTACTTCATCACCTGGTTTAAGTTACTTTAACACTTATATCAAACAAGGACCATTATATGTAATTCTACCTAATCAAAGTTCTGATTTGGGTAAAAAATCAGGTCTTCCTGTTGAAAGATACCAATGGCACTTCCAGTCTAATCAGTTTATGGATAGACACGATAGAAATGTGAATATCGTTGAAATGTTACAAGGTAAGTTGTCGGAACTTAAAGATTTCTTCAAACCTGAATTTGCTAAAGGATTGGCTAAAGAGAATGGTAAGAGAGTTGATATTGTTTATCCTGAATCTTCGGCTGGTAAGTTTGTTGGATTATATGGATTTAAAGAATTATTTGACAACCTACCAGATGACTTGGAACAATTAATCATCCAAACTTCGAAGAACATTAAAGAAACAATTGCTCTTGAAGTTCCTGAAAGTATTGGAAGATTTGATAAGTTACAAACACTTTTATTAGGTGGTATGGTTAAATCTGTTCCTGATAGTATTTGTAATTTGACGAGTTTACTATTACTTGCTTTACCAAACAACCCTCAGTTAACGACTATCCCAACGTGTATTAAAGATTTACCTATGTTAGGTTTCTTGAATGTAAGTGGAAGTAACGTTAAACTTCCTGAAGAACTTAAAGATGTTTTACATGAGGAAGGTGATGGTTATTATTATGTAGTTTAATAAATTAGTTATATCTTTGTTTCCTAATCTTACTGCCTATGAAAAATGTAGATGCGGAAATTTACTTAAATCAGTTGATAGGGTTCTTCGAAAAGAACCCCAACGATTTGATTGACTTAATCGGGAAACTTAAGAAAAATACTTTCTACGAAAGGGTTAAAGAAAAAGTTTACGAAAATCTTGATAATGGTTTGGAACTTATCCTTACTCAGCAACAACTTATTGATATTGTTGTGGGTATGTATGATGAGACAAACAAAACTGTTAAACCATTAGAAATAAAAACACCTGTTATCAAAACAAATTACGGAATTATTTGGCTTAACTAAGAAAGTGTTGTATATTTGTAGTCATAAACAAATAAACACTATGAACCTACAAGATTTAAAAACAACAGTACCAGCATTATTCCAAACAGAAAAACTTTCAAAATTGTCTGACCGTTACACTATGGTTCCTACCATTGATGTTGTAGACAAGTTCATCCAAAACGGATGGCAAGTGAGCGGAGCAAAACAAGTGGGTAAGAGCTCATTTGGTAAACACCAAGTTCGTCTTCGTAACGCAGAACTTCCACAAGTAGGTGACTCATTATTAGAGGCGGTAATTACCAACTCACACAATGGAAGTTCAACTCTTCAAGTAGGGGCTGGTTTATTCCGACTTGTATGTAGTAACGGATTGACTGTTCCTGTATCAACCTTCGGAGATATGAAACAAACTCACTTGAACTTGAGTATGAGTGATGTTGAATTGATTACTGAGCAGTTCGTATTGAATACTCCAAAAATCCAAAAGTCAGTAACCCGTATGATGGAAGTGACTATGGATACTGAAAGAAAGATTGACTTCGTATCTAAGGCAGTTGGTATCCGTTGGAAGAACACCGAGGATATTTCAACTCTAACTTTGGAGACAATCATCGACCCGCTTCGTGATGGTGATAGTGATGATAACCTTTGGACAACCTTCAACGTAGTACAAGAGAAGTTAATCCGTGGAGGGTTCATCAAACAACAAGGACGTAACACTCGTTCAGTAAAGGGTATCCAATCCTTGAATATGGATAACATGATTAACACAAAACTTTGGGAGCTAGCTGAAACATTTTGCTAATGGACAACCTATTCACACTCATCAATGAAAAACATTATGTCGGTCACTATCTCCCCTACAATTCGGTGGGGGAGAATAATTCCGATTTTAATGAGGATGACGAGCCATTATTTATATTACGTAAGTCAAATCCTAGAGACCATTTTGATGGTAAACATTTGTTTTATACGTTTGATAAATCTGTAAATGGTAGTAAAGAAGAGTTTGAAAAAAACTATGGTAATCCTCTTTGTGAGGTAACTGTACAAAGAAGTACTTTTGTTGTTGAGGAAAATGAGGATAAGATTTGTTTAAAAGTATTCTATTGTGGAAAACATAGAAAGGCTGGAGAAGTATTTTTTCGTAAAAGTACCAAATTAAACTACATTACATTTAATAAGAAAACCAATATTTTTACGGTTGGTAAAAACACTGAATACCATAAGAAAAGAGGTAAGGGTAAGAGTAGTGTTGTTAGACGAAACTCATTTCCCATATCGTTAACTACAGATGGTTATCATTCATTTATGAATGGGTTAGATGATGCCAAAACATATAATTTGGAAATTACTGAAGGTATTAATTTGTTTTTATCTAAAATCGGGGCTGAAAAAATTATAAACTACGCTAGTTTACCAATGTCTTTATTTGGATGTTTGTTGGACAAACAAGGTGTTAAGAAACCTGACAATTGGAGAGGGTATTACAATATATATCCAAAACCAACTAAAAAGGACTATAAAAAATATGGGTTTAAGATGGTTGATACTTACATGAAATTAAACAATGTAAGTTCAGAGAAAATTAAAAAAGTATTACATAAAGTCCAAAATCCTTGTTTCAAAAGTATTAAAATGTTGATGGATATCTTTGGGAGAGATTTTATTTTACAAAGACCTGAAGAAGAATTGTGTATTATTTTTAATACTAAAATTGACGAATCACCATTTCAACCTGTAAGACATTACTTTGAAAATTTTAGTAAAAGGGATATGAGTAATTGTTATCAGATTTACTTAATATCTAAAACAGACCATTTAGCATCTACTCATAGTTTTTACGACCACGTAAGATTTTTTGATGTTCTATCAAGAAACGAGCCGATTAAATGGATGTCTAAAACTTTGAAAGAATTTAACGCTGAACATAGTACTTGGTCAGATAAAGTTGACTTTTACACCAGAGGAAAATATTCAAGACAATACTCCAATGAATTTGTTGAACGAGTTTCAAGACCAATTATAACAAAAGATGGTATGGTATTTACCCCTGTTGTTTTACAAAGTAGTGAAGAATATGTTAATGAGTCGGTACACCAGTCTAATTGTGTTAGAACTTATCAAAATAGACCATCGTCATTAATCATATCACTTCGTAAAGAAGATGATGAAAGAGCGTCAATTGAATACAGACCTTCAATTGGTAAGTTTGGTATGAATGAAAATCAACCAGTTAATTTCAAACGAGTTCAGACACTCGGAAGGTTTAATAATATGTTAGACGAAACTTGGGATGATGCTATTTTTGATTTGGATATTAGGTTAAAAACCGTGACTTTAAAAACGTGGGGTAATCCTATTGCTGAGTTTGTTACTGGTGGTGGAAGAAAGGAGTATAACTTTGTTTTTGATAAAGACGGACAACTTAACTGGGAACATTTAATAAATTCAATTGACATTGGTGACGATTTACCTTACATTGATTTTGAATGGTAAACGAAAAAAAGATATTTCTATTTGAGGATAGATTGTTGGATAAAGAAGGACTTTTATCAATTCTTCAGTTATCTGATGGGCACAATCTTTTACCTAATGATTTTTTGAAAAGAGATAATATAGAAAAAGTTTTTATTAACTCAATCATGTATAGTGATGGTGAGGTTTATTCCGATTTAATATGTAAACTACCCAACGGTAGTTTCATTTATTTATCTAAATCTGATGGGGTTGAATATAAAATAAAAATATATTATAACGCTGAAAAGTTGAATGAGGTTAAGTTCTTTATCACACAACTTTTGAAACAAAAAAAAGAAAGTAAAAATATTTAAAAGTATGGAACAATTAACAAGTAGTCAGATACAAGAAAAAATTAACAACGGGGAAGATTTTATTTTAAAGATGTATGCCACATGGTGTGGTCCCTGTAAACAATTAACAGAAGAATTGAAGAAAATTACAACTGATGTGCCAATCTATGAATTTGATGTTGAAAGTGATATTTTCTTTTCAAAGAGTTTGGGTGTTAGAAATGTACCAGTTTTAAAATTCTATAAAGAAGGTGTTGATACTCATACGATGGTTGGTTTAAAACCTGCTGATATGGTGTTATCATTAATTACTGAACACATTGAAAACTAATGGCTAATTTATTGGTTACATATACAATGAAAGGATGTCATTGGTGTGGAGAGTTCAAAAAACAACTCAAAGAAAACAAAATTAAGTTTAAGGAAAGAGATATTGAAAAATATAAGGATGAATATGACTTGTTCGTTGAAGTAACTGGTAATGATTTTGTTCCGGCATTTATGATTGTTGATACTGAAACAGAAGAAGCTAAGTTATTTGCTCCCGACAGAGATTTCCAAGATATAAACGAAGCTGTTGGAATTATTAAAAATATTTTGTAGTTTTGTTCCATGAAGGAACTAACATTTAAAAAGAAAGGGGTTGTTCATACCCCTTTGACATTTTGGAAGGTTGATAAACGACATACCATCGCGATTTATCAGGGAGGTAGAGGTGCTCGTCCTGACCTTGATTTCATAGTTAAATATAAAGAAGAAGGTAAAAGATTACGAACTCCATCGCATACTCATTGGATTGTTGATTTAATTGCTAAAGCTCAATATGACAAGGGGAGAGTCAAATCATATGTTGAAGATATGATTAAGATGTATGATGAGTGTGAACCATTTAAAAGTGTTGAAGAACGAGACAGTTACAAATTGCAATGTCCAACCAAATATTGGATGAGTCATATTATGCTTGAAGACAGGGGTTATTATCCGTTACAGGTATTAACTGCCTTTATTGAGTTGTTCTCTAAATGTGAAAAACAAACACCAAACGCATTCATGTTCAGAAATCTTCTGGTGTTAGTTAAAGAATATTGTGAGGGTAAAAAAGATTTTTACCAAATCGTAGGTTACTCTAAACGTGTTTAAATAACGTTCAGGAACAATTTGGACGGTAGTTGGTAGTCATCTGATACCTTACCTTCGAAGTTGTCGTTTAATATCGATAGGAGAAGTTCTGAACTATAGTAACTATCTGATTTTACCTTTGTGAATTTCAGGTTACCTTCATTACTTTCAAATTCCAATTTAATGTTTCTGAACTTAAAGTACGGTTGTGATTTCTCCGAGATTTTATAAAGGTAAGAATAAAGATTACCTAAATAGTTTTTAGAATAACCGTGAGGGAATGTTGATTGTATTGTTATTGATGATAGATTGTTTGTTGTGAAAGTTTCAGGGTATTCAAATACGAATTTGGTATCCTCAAAGTTTGTGTCTTTGGTATCGTAATCTATGATATCTAATGTTTTAAGATTAAGAGCGGTTAAATCAGAATAGTTATTTTGTTCTTGTTCCATGAACTTATCTGTCAGATTGTAACATCCATATATTTTTGGATTCTTTGTATAACCTTTGATAATAAATAAACTATTACAATCAACAACTGATAGTTTTGTTTTATAAGTGTTATTATCACTTATTTCTTGACATAAGAAATCTGCAAACTTATTAACAAATTCCTGATTTAAAATACAACTCTCTTTTTCCATATCCAATTTTAAAACTAAAATTTTAAAGGTTAAAGTCTAAATTATTTTCTATTGTATTTAAAATATTCTTTTCTGTCTCGGATGACTAAAGAAACGTTAAAAAATAAAAATATTGGAATAAAAATTAAACTAATCATACCAATATATAGGTATGAAATGTTGAAAGTGTGTTAAGTAATTATTAACAAATCTTGAATAAATTTGTTATTAGAAATAACTATTAAACTCAATATTAAGACATTTTTTAACGTCACCAAAATCGGGGTAGTCAGGAACTCTACCAGAACTCAACCAACTTAAGTCACCATTATCAAATAAGTTTTTAAGTAAGTCGAGATAACCTCTGAAATAATTTAAATTTTCATATTGGTTATTTACGTTACTTTCAATCCAAAGTTTAACATTATGATATGAGGTGTTTGTAACTTCATATCTTACACCATATCTATCTGTGTATCCAATTTTAGAGTTGTTGTATTTTTTGTATTTATACTCTTCTGATTTTTTATTATCAATAACCTCACCGACTAATTGTCCTATAAGTGAGTCATACAATTCGTTAGAATAAACTGACCTATAACAATTTGAGTATAATGAATATAATTCATTTCTAATTTCTAATCCTAAGTTCATTATAAAGTATTCAACACAATCACTATCTTGTAAAAGTTGAGTGATTATCTCTTCATTTAATTTTAAATTTGACTCATCACCTTGTTCTCTTGCTAAATCTTCTATTAATTCAGGAGTTAAATGTTCGATAGATAAATTACCAATTCTAAGTAAATCTTCTTTGATATAACCTCTAATTTCTTCTTGGTATTTTGGTTCTAGTTCTTCATAAACATCTTTGAATACATCATTTGTTAAATCATCATAAAAATAACCATCATAATCCCCATTTAATATTTCGGCAATTCTATCTTCACTAATATCGTTTCTACCACTACTGAAGAATTGTGCTAGTTCACCTGAATCTTCTAAATCAACATAATATTTCCCATCAATTTCAGTTATATCTGAAAATTCCATTTCCATTATCTTATAGATATAATTTGGGTCTTTCTGTATAATTTGATAAATTATTTTATTTTGATAATCAGCCCAGTCGGAATTAAAAGGGTCAATGTAAAGTGATAAATCATATTTAACTATTAACTCAAAAAATTTATCAAAACTACCCATGACATTTTCAATATCCTCTTCAGTAACATCTCCGTTTTGGAATAGAGTAATAAGTTTTACTAACTTATTTTGAAAATTTGTTAGTGCGGGTTTTTCCTCTTCTTCGTTTAATTTTTTGAAAATTTTAAATTCCATAATTATAAATATAAAAAAAGGGGAAAAATTCCCCTTTTAGTTTTCTTATGTTGCGGGAAAGATTATTTTCCACATCCGCAACCACCACCGCCGTTGTTTTTCATTGTTCTTAATTTATTAGAGGTTTATTACTTTTTCTTGTTTTTGTTGTAGTACTTATCAATAGTACTTTGAACTGCGTTTTTAATACTCTCAGTTCTTAACTTTTTCACCTGTTCAGGTGAAGCGTTTTGTTTTTTACATCCACATCCCATATTGTTGGTATTTTATTATAAATATTTACCACATGTGATTTAATAGTAAATAATATGGTTATTTTAATATTTATTAATATAATTTTTATCATGAGAGTTAATATAGATATATCGCAAATACAAAAGGTTGTTCAGATGTTGGTTGAGGAAGAAGGTCAAGAGAGTGTTGTTATAACACCTGACCAATATATTAATTTTTTAAAGTTCACTAATTATAACGGTAAATTGGTTCAAAATATGAAACAATTCAGAGGTAAACGAATTGTTATTAATGGTGATTTAAGTCTGAGAAATACGGATGCTAATAACATTACAAATATCACTGTTAATGGTGGTTTAGATTTATCATACACCCAAGTTAATTCTATTGAGGGTGTTAAATCCACGTATATTTCAACATATGGTACACCATACGAAAAAATTCAAATCAAAAAACAAAGACAGATTGAATTAGCCAAACAAAACGATTTACGACAAGAGGACGAATGGAATTTAGAAACTGCAACAAGTGATATTGCGATTACTGCAAATGTTTTATTTGAGTTTCTGACTTCATCTTCTGGTTTTTATGAGGCTAAAGAACCTAATCATGATGCAAGGTTACAAGAACTTTATGCTGAAAAAGAAAGAATGGAAGAAATTGAAAGAGAAACAGAAGATAATGAAAATCTGATGGATTTAGAGGCGGTTGAAGAAGAAATTGAAGAACTTGAAAAAAGAATTGACTTATATAATTTGGTTTATGATTACAAATATTATAGTATGAGAGTTTTCTATGTGTTAACCAATGACTTAGAAGAATCAAAAGAAAGATGGGCGGTTGGTGATAATTACGACACCCACATGTCAGCGTATGAAAAAATTGATGAATTAATCGATGATATTGGAATAAAAGGTTTTAATCAAAGTTTTGTTGAAGATTATATTGATGTTGAAGAACTTAAGGAAACTTTCAGAGAAGATGAAGAAAGTAATGTTAGAGAAAACCTTGAAGATTTTTTTAATGAGGAAGATTTTGAATATTCAGACCCAGCAGTCCAAGAAAGAATTGATGAGATTAATAAAATGTTGGAAGATTCTGAGAACTTATCACAAGAACAATATGACGAATTAAATGAAGAGTTGGATGAATTAAAAGATAGTGATAAAACTATTCCTGAAGATTTAATTGAGGATAAGGTTGAAGATTTAGTTAATGATTTGGTTGATGACCCTATGACCACAATTCAAAATTATGGTTTGGAAATTGAGAATTATATAGACACACAAGGATTCAAAGAAGGATTACTTCGTTCTGATGGTATCGGTCACACATTGAACACTTACGATGGTGAATACGATACTATTGAATTTAATGATGAAACATATTACATTTTACAAATAGAAGGGTAAAATGGAAACCAAACCAAGAAAAAGAAGAACAAAAAAAAATAATCATTTCAGATTAACGACAGACTGGTTATTAACAGAACCAATTGACTACGAACACAAATATTATATGTTGATGGACTTTTTAAAGTTCTGTGACGATAAGATTGAGAAGTTTGAGTTATACCCCTTATTTAGTGAAATGTCATTACACTTGGCTAATCTACAAGTGATGTCTTCGGAATTCAAATACATTATTGTTAATAAGAAGTTTGAAGTTATTGATGATGAAATATTAATTAATGAACTTAAATTTACACCCATCCCAACATTAAATGATGATGAGTTGGAAGAATTAAATAAGATATTAAAATATGCCGGACCGAAGTTTTTTGAATATTTTAATGTCATCAAAGCTCTTTGGACATTAACCTACGACTCAGTTTCAATCAAACACACCAACGAAAATAAGAAACAGAATTTAGAAAGAGGTTATTTCTTCACACTAAACGGAAACAACAAAAAGATTTGGAAGTATACCACAGGTGGTATTGATACGGTTAAACACGACAGTAAGTTTTCGGTTCAGTTGATATTTGATGGTGAAAGTAAAAAGGTAATCAGAACAATATTAAATGAATTAACTCAAGATATAAGTTTACCCATCTTTGAATTAATGTCATCCAACGACCTACCATTTGAAAACACACTTCTACCAATCTTTAAAAGAAAGGTATTAAGTTACATAATTCAGAAAAAAACAATTGTAAATCTAAAGAAAGATTAGTATTTTTGTCATATGGGATTCAACAAAAAAATAATAGGGGAAGAACAAATCAAAAGTTTAGAAAAAGATTTAACTATTATTAACCACTATCTCAAAGCCGATTCCATCATTTTCACAAATAACGATGTTGCCAAAAAATTTAAAGAGTATGAGAAACAATGTAGACCCTAACCAAGTTTTGTTAAGAAAACTTGAAAAACCAGTTCATATCAATTACATTTGTGATTATATCCTACGAGTCGGAATCGATGAAACAAGAAAACGAATTGAAAAACTTGTAAGTGAGGGTGTACTTGAAGAAAGTAAATATGGAAAAGAATATTATGTCAGAACAAAAAGAAATGGTTAATCACCCATCACATTATGGTGGTAAAGATAATCCGTATGAAGCAATCAAAGTTATTGATGCTTGGGATTTAGATAAAGATTTTTATTTGGGTAATGCGGTCAAATACCTATCACGAGCTGGTAAGAAAGACAACGTGGTTCAGGACTTGAAGAAAGCCATATGGTATATTGAAAAAAAGATAGAAAAATTACAGAATGATTGAGAATTATATTAACAGAGTCCTGAATGGTGATACCATTGAGGTGATGAGTGAAATGCCTGAGGGTTGGGTTGACTTGATTGTTACCAGTCCACCTTATAATGTGGGCATCCAATACGACGTACATAACGATGAGATTGTTATGGATGAATATTGGGAGTGGTCTGAAAAGTGGTTAACAGAGGCGTATCGTTTACTTAAAGACGATGGAAGAATGGCTATTAACATACCATATGAGGTAAATGTACAATCTCGTGGTGGTAGAGTATTTTTCGCTTCAGAATTATATCAGGTGATGAAGAAAGTTGGGTTTAAGTTCTACGGTATTGTAGACCTTGAAGAAGACTCACCACATAGAAGTAAAACAACTGCTTGGGGTTCTTGGATGAGCCCATCGGCGCCTTACATCTATAACCCAAAAGAATGTGTAATACTTGCTTATAAGAAAAACCACATCAAGAAAGTTAAAGGTGAACCACAATGGAAGGGAGAACCTTATTTAACTGAAGAGGGTAAGAACAAAGTTGCTTATTCTGAACAAGATAAGAAAGAGTTTATGGAATTGGTGTTTGGACAATGGAAATACTTTGCTGACACCCGTTCATTAACAAAGGCAACGTTTTCCATGGATATTCCTGAAAAAGCAATCAAGATATTGTCATATAGAAACGATGTAGTGTTAGACCCTTTCAATGGTTCAGGAACCAGTTGTGTAGCAGCAGTTGTTCATGATAGACGATGGGTTGGTATTGAATTAAGTGAAAAATATTGTGAAATTGCAAAACAACGAATACAAAGTTTTGTAGACCAAAAGAGTCAACAGAAGTTAGAATTTGAAAATGGGGGTCAATGACCTCCATTTTTCATTTATTAATATATTTATTAATAAAATATTATTATGAAAAATTCGGAAGTTGTTAAATTTTTATTAGAAACACAAACTCAGTTCAGAGTACTACATTGGCAAACAAAATCATTTTCAAGACATTCAGCATATGGACGTATTTATGATTCACTTGATGATTTGATTGATAAGTTTGTTGAAGTTTGTATGGGTAAACACGGAAGACCTAGTTTTTCAGGTGGTTATGCTTTAGCAGGTAAAGATATTGAAGAACTAGAGTTAACTGAGTTTATTAATTTAGTATGTGAATACTTGGTGGGATTATCTGAAAGCTACGACCCAAAGATGGATTCAGATTTATTAAACATTAGAGACGAAATGTTGGCGGAAATTAACCAGTTGAAATACCTTTTAACACTTAAATAATATGAGTAAAAGATTTACAATTACAGAAGACGAGAAACGTCAGATTAAAGGACTTTATTTAATTAATGAAGATGATGTTGCTTGTCAAAATGAAACGTTTAAAATTACACAGGGAACTAAAGTTATTAAAACTGTGAATAGAGAACAATTAACTAATGAAGTTAAAAAAACAAAAGGTTATTTAGATGTTGATAGATACTGTAATGGAAAGATTGAACATTCTTATCAAGCATCTTATGAAAATGGTAAGTTATCTCTAGACCAAGTCGGAGCTTGATTTATATACGTTTATTACTTTAAAGTTCATCGTAATGATGAACTTTTTTTTTGTCACAATATTTATTATTAATGAAAAAGATAATTTCCGAAGGTGGAATCAGAAACATAAGAGAACTTTCTGATAGATACAAAAAAGCAAAGATATACTTTCACCAAGATTTAGATGGTGTTGCAACTGCGTTAGCAATGAAAAAGTATTTGGAAGACAACGGAATCAAAGTTGTTGATGTTGAAGTAATCCAATATGGTGATAAAGAATTTGCTGTTAAAAAGGCGGATGCTGAAGGTGAAATAATGCCAGTTCTTGTTGACTTTGCTCATGGAAAGCCAATGTTTGTGGTTCATACTGACCACCACGATAGACAAGCCGGAGCTGACGAAACTAAATCAACTCAGTTCAGAGGTGCTCGTTCAAATGTTGAAACTCTTTCGCAGATTGTTCCTTCATCAGATATTTTTACACCTGAAGATGTTGCGACAATATCTATGGTTGATAGTGCTGATTACGCTTCCAAAAACATTACACCTGAAATGGTAATGAATTATGTGTACGGGACATCAAAAGAAAAGAGTGCTAAAGAAAATAGAATGTTATTAGGTTTGGTTACTAACAAGTTATTGTTAGCGTTTAAAAACAAACCTGGATTTTTAGAGACGTTAGTATTGGATTGTAAACCTTCACTTCTTTCAATCTTCAATAAGATTAAGGAATTAATGAAGACAAACAGATATGCTGATATATCTTCATTAGAGAAAAACAAAGAAGATTATGTTCAGACAATGAAAGGACATCAAAATGTTCAGGTTAAAGATAATATCATTGTTCAATACGGTGGTGGAAGTATGATGAGACCTGGTTCATATGATAGATATACCCCATTTAGAAACAACCCTGAGGCAGACTTCCTTGTTATTGCTTGGCCACTTGGTTTATTACAAGCATCGTGTAACCCTTTTAAAAAAGAAAGAGAACTTAAATGTGTTAATTTGGGGGAAATTGCGCAAGAAGTATTGGGACATTGGGAATCACAATTAAAGGAAAAACAAGTCCCTTTATCAACAATCAAATGGGTTTCTGAAACTGCGGCAAAAGAAGAATCAGTTGGATTTACGTTTAAAGATTTTGCAGCAATATACGGAGACAAATATTTGGATAAAAAAGATGGTGTTGAGGAACTTATGGATATAAAATCTTTAATGGAAAAAAAATCATCTGAATTGACCGAAGAAGAATGGAGTGTGTTAGATGGTGTTACTGTTCCTGTATGGGAAGTTATCCAAGCCAATTCAGGTGGACACAAGTGTATTACAAATGTATCTGGTTTAAATTATATTGGAAGAAGTAAGAGACCACCACAAGGTAAGTACAAGTACGATTCTGAAAAAGATGACTCACCTTACATCAAGTTTTTAAAGATGTTGCAGAATAGATTTGTGAATGTTTTACAAAAAAAGATTGAAGAAAGTAAGTAATTCATTTAAAAAATTCACAAACTTGTCCTTCTCTGATACCTAATTCTTCACAGGTACCACCTTCAAGTTCTAATACATACATTCCATTACCTTTAAAACTTTCACAAGGTTGAACCTCACATGGTTCACAGTAGTGATGTATTTTATTTATTTTAAAGTTCTTATCAATAAAGATAATATCTAAAGGGATGATACAATTCATCATCCAAAAACTATGTGAACCATCACCCATGATGAACAACATACCGTCAAAATTGTCAAAAGTCTTGTTCATCATACCTTCACTGGTTTCAGAACTTTCAATTAATACTTTGACATTGAAACTATTTTTATTTATTTTTAACAACATACTTATTAATAAATATTTCTATGAAACAAAGTGCTGGAATAATTGTGAAAGTAAATGATAAATGTTTAGTTTGTAAGAGAACTGCTGAGATTAATGAACCATCAAAGTGGGCAATACCTATGGGTGGAATAGAAGAAGGTGAAGACCCAAAGGAAGCTGCGTATAGAGAGTTCTATGAGGAGATGGGTGTTCCAGTTGAAGAAGATATTAAACCTTTGGGTAAAATTAATCGTTATAACAAATTAGGTGGAATAAAAACTATTCTACATGTGTTCCTTTTAAAGACTGATACTAAAATCATTCCTGATTTAGAGAATGCTATGGACGGTTTTGAACACACAGAATGTGCTTACATGACTTTAGAAGAAATTAAAAAACTTAATATGTCATCAGGTATTAAGGAAGTTTTAACTGATGTGTTAAATTTTTGATTTTTTTGATATATTTATTTGACACTACGGAATATTCGCTGTAAGTTTGTAAAAGATTTAACACTTATAGGAAATGAAAGATACTCGGTAGTTAAATCAAAAAAAAAGTTCACAAACTACTTGACAGATTGAAAAAAAAGTCGTAAGTTTGTAAAACAAATCGGAAATGTCCGATACGTTCTTTGAAACAAAAAGATTATCCATTCAGTAGTTGATTATGAGACCTTCGGGTTGATTATGAGACATTTAATCTGATAAACGATAATGGGCTGTGTATAGTCCTTAAATAAACTACGAAAGTAGGATAAAGTGGTTTCCCCTGTGTTGAGGAGACTGCGGTTTGAAACCCCGTAAGGGGAATTGAACTCAAGTACACAAGTGGGGTATCACCAAACCTTTAGTACCGAGGATAACTTCGTAGGGAGAATGGTAGGGTGACCTGGCAAAGTAGATTGTCAGGTTGAGTTCGGAAGAACGATAAGAATAACCCATAGGAACTCTGTAAGAAATGTGACCATCCAGTTACACAATTGCGGGTCCCAATATGATAGAGGACTTAAAACCGAAAGGTAAGATGGAGAACGAGTGGTGTCGCTACTATCCTTAGAGATAACCTGCCAAGGGTCTTTATGAAGTAATCTTGAAATATGGAGGTGGGGACACTTCACGGAGTAGTTTAGTATTCTGTCGCTCAAAAGGAGACAGAGCTTATGTTGGACCACTACTCTGACACATCTACAACACAACCCTAAAATTATTACAAAATAACAAAGGAAAAGTGTCCATCAGGTTTGAGTGAAAGGTGACTACATAGTAATGAGCCGTTCATTGCATACAGAGACCCCAAGTCAATGTGTATTGTTAAGAAAAACCTTTAATCCCGCAAGGATGAACTGGGGTGGCAACCTCGGAAAGAGTTAAGTACTGATAGAGTAATTCAAACCTCAAGGAGTGGTACACCTAAAATACCGTCACTAAGAAATACTACCCAAAAGGTGGTGGATACGAAGGGAAACAATAATCCTTCAAAAGTTTCTTAACATAAGCTGTAATCTCAGGCTTTTCTAATCTGACCTGTCAATTGACGGGTTTTTTTATTTATAGATACTTATAAACTATGACAATATTAGAAAATCTTAAAGAGGTATTACCATCATGGGCTGTGGTAACACAAAAGGAACTTCCATATAAGATGGAGTATGAGATTAGACTTCAACCTACTTTGGATGAAGATGAACATTTTGCTTTAACACCAAAACTTAAAGACGCTTGTCAGGGTAAGTTTATGGAAAGATACACTGTAGATATTGGTGAACACTTTTATATTTATACAAAAAAGTAATCATGATACCTAAAGAGATTAAAGAATTAGTTAACAAATACCCAAACAATTATGAATTGGGTGAGGAAGTTAGAAAATATTATCACAAAAATAAACAGAAAGAAAATTTTAATTCTGGTGTTCTGTGGATAGGAATTTTATTCTTTTTTATATTTGCTTCACTCTTGACTTGGATTATAACCGTTTAATTTCCTGACTTTAAATATATTTATAATAAAATTATAAATTATGTTACTAAAAGTTGGGTCTAAAGGAGAAGACGTTAAACAACTCCAAGCAAAATTAGGATTAACTGCCGATGGTTCATTCGGCCCTAACACAGAGAAAAAAGTTAAAGAATGGCAAGCGGCTAACGGATTAACTGCTGACGGAATTGTTGGACCAGGAACTTGGTCTAAAATGTTCGGAGAGACAACTCAACCAGTTCAAGTGGTCAAAGAAGATGTTGTTATTCCAGTAAGTTCTGAGTTTAAATTACAAAATCTAAAAGGACATATTCCTGACACAGTAATTGCTCAAATCCCTGAAACTGCTAAAAAATTCAATATTACTAACCCATTAAGATTAGCTCATTTCTTGGCTCAGTGTGGACACGAGTCAGGTGGGTTTAAAGCTGTTTCTGAGAACCTTAACTATTCTGCTGACGGACTTAAGAAAATCTTTGGTAAGTATTTCCCTGGTAACTTAAACGAGTCATACGCTCGTCAACCTGAAAAGATTGCTTCACGTGTTTATGGAAGTAGAATGGGTAATGGTGATGAGTCAACAGGGGAAGGTTTTAAGTTCCGTGGAAGAGGTTACATCCAATTAACTGGTAAGAATAACTATACAAACTTTGCTAAGTTCATTGGTGAAGACACAGTATCTAATCCCGATTTAGTGGCGACCAAATATCCTTTGGCATCTGCGGCGTTCTTCTTTGATTCAAATAAACTTTGGTCAATCTGTGATAAGGGTGCTGATGTTGCAACGGTCACGGCAGTTACCAAGAGAGTTAATGGTGGTACGATAGGTCTACCAGATAGAATAAAACACTTCAACGAGTATTATAACCTACTTAAATAATCTAAAACCCCTTGAAAAAGGGGTTTTTTATTTTACAATAAAGAAATTATTCACTATATTTGTATCACTAATTAAAAAATAAAAAAATATGAAAAAAATCAAATTATTTCTCTTAACTCTTTTTGCATTCATTGGAATGAGTGCATCATCACAAGTATTAACGTCTT